GCAGGAAATAACCTAATATGAAAAAACTCTTAACACTCTTACTGATTGTGCCATGCTTGGCATTTGCACAACCCAAACAAAAACCCGGCGTTGTTTACGATGCGGTGATCACTCGTGTGATTGACGGCGACACTGTGGGTATTGCAGCCACTTGGTTACCGGCACCACTCAAACAAGAACTCAGCATTCGTGTGTTTGGTGTAGACACTCCTGAAAAAGGACATCGAGCGATGTGTCCAAGCGAAGCGCAACGTGGCGAAGCAGCCACAGCATTTACCAAGCAAGCAATTGCTAATGCACAAAAGCGACAAATTGTACTCATGGACTGGGACAAGTACGGTGGCCGTGTATTGGGTGATGTGTTGTTGAATGGCCAAAGCCTGCGTGGCATGCTGATTGCCAACGGATTTGCCCGCGAGTACTACGGCGAGGCCAAAACTTCCTGGTGCCAGTGATCCGCCTTTAAATAAAGGCATGTCAGACTCTTTCTATTGTGCCGCACCTTGGCGTGGCCTGCATATCAATCCCCGTGGTGATGTTAAAACCTGCTGTGCAGGTGATCCCAACATGCTGGGCAACTTAAACACCAATAACATCATTGAGATTCTCAACAGTGATCTCATGGCAGACATAAGAAATGATCTGTCACAAGGTCGAGCACATAAGTATTGTAGCAATTGTGTACAAGCCGAACGCTTTGGAGCAGACTCAGAACGCAAATGGCACAATGATCTCAACCAAGATATCGATTACGCGACTGCCGGAGACAAATACCATTACCCTGTAATTGTAGATGTGCGATGGAATACCACCTGTAACCTTTCATGTAACTACTGTAGTGAATGGGCCAGTTCAAAATGGTCCGCACTCAAAGGTATTCCATTCAAGTCCGGCAGTCGCCCCTATTATGAAGATGTGTGTGACTTTATTGCGGCACACCATGAACACATTAAAGACGTGGCACTTGTAGGTGGTGAACCACTACTGCTTCCTGAAAACGAACGACTACTAGATGTGATCCCAGAAGATTGCACAGTCACACTTATCACCAACATGAATGTGGATCTTGACCGGAACAAGATCTTCAAGAAACTAGCACAGCGTAAAAAAGTTGGCTGGTCAATGAGCTTTGACAACATAGACGGTCGCTTTGAATATGTGCGATATGGTGGCGAGTGGTCACAGGTCAAACATAATCTTGAGATTGTAAAAAATCTGTTCAAGCAAGGGCACTGGGGCGGCATTCATGCAGTATACAACATCTATAATGCCACACGCATTACAGAATTCCGTGAATGGGCTCAAGCACAAGGCGTAACTGTATTGTGGCAGAACTTGTTTCAACCTGATTACCTTGATCCATTCCTACACGGACCCAAAGTTGCCGAAGCGGCAGCCGCAGAAATTGCTCGTTTCTATGCCACAGGACTTGCAACACCTGCTGAACGTCAATTTTTTGACAATGCATTGAATACCTATCTTGCTGTCACACAAGAACGTGCAGGTATTACTCGAAAGTTCAAGCAACACATTGCAGAAATTGAAACACAGTACCACAAAGACCAAACAGGCCAGTTTGAACTGTTGTGGCCTGAACTAGCACATTTAATCAAATGAAGCCGTTACATCGATCAACAATCTATGCAGGACAAACCCTAGAATGGTTTGATCCTGATTCAAAAGAAAATTATCTTGCTCACCTCAAGCATCCTGAAAAGCGTAAACTGCTAGAACAATTTGGCTGGATAACTTTATCCTCTGATGACGCTATCACATATAGTTTCAACAGTGAAGGATTTAGAACTGCAGAATTTGATCAGCGTGAAAACTTTATTGCCATTGGTTGCAGTTTTACTGCTGGAGTGGGCATTCAAGAACATCTTCGGTGGACAGACCTAGTTAGCAATCAACTCAATTTGCATTGCTGGAATCTTGGGGTAGCAGGTTCAGGCAGTGATACCTGTTATAGAATACTTAAACATTGGCTTCCTATACTAAAGCCAAAGTTTGTGGTGTTCTTAGAACCAAGGCCCAACAGGATTGAGTTACATCAAGAGGCCAACGAGCCACCGCACCTAATCAATTGGACCTATAATGTAAAGCCTTGGACTGATGGAATTTATGTTAAAATGTGGCTGGAAAATGATGAAAACATGCGATTACATGCAGAAAAAAATCGTGCGGCCATACAGTGGTACTGTTATGAAAATACCACACCTGTGATCATGTTTGAACCTACCGACTATCGTGATCTTGTGGAAGACAAACGAGACTTAGATCTTGGTCGAGACTTGCTACATCTAGGCAAGAAAAACAATCAAGCCTTTGCTGATGTTGTGTACAAACGTATAATTAATACATTATGAGTATAAGTCCAGAAACAGTCCTTGTCAAAGCCCCTCACCGTAGGGAAACATTCACGGAAGAACAATTAACAGACTTCATGCTGTGTGCTGACCAAGACTCTGGTCCATTGTACTTCATGGACAACTTCTTCTACATCCAGCACCCCACACGTGGCAAGATGTTGTATCATCCGTTTGACTATCAAAAGCAACTGATCTACACCTACCACAATTATCGTTACTCAATATCCCTGATGCCTCGACAAACAGGCAAGTCAACATCGGCTGCTGGATACTTGCTATGGTACGCTATGTTTGTGCCAGACTCAACAATCTTGATTGCCGCACACAAATACACAGGTGCGCAGGAGATCATGCAACGTATTCGTTATGCGTATGAACTGTGTCCCAATCATATCAGAGCAGGTGTAACCAGTTACAACAAAGGGTCAATTGACTTTGACAACGGATCGCGTATTGTAAGCCAAACAACAACAGAAACAACAGGCCGAGGTATGTCTATCTCACTGTTATACTCAGACGAGTTTGCATTCGTTAGACCCACAATTGCCAAAGAGTTTTGGACTTCTATTTCGCCAACACTGGCAACTGGTGGTAAAGCCATCATCACAAGCACCCCCAACTCAGACGAAGATCAGTTTGCGTACCTGTGGAAAGGTGCCAACAAGACTGAAGATGAGTTTGGCAACCAACGAGCCAACGGTCTGGGCATAAACGGCTTCAAAGCCTATCGTAGTTACTGGCGTGATCATCCTGATCGTGACGAAGCCTGGGGCGATCAACAACGAGCACAGCTTGGCGAAGAACGTTTCCGTCGGGAGATGGACTGCGAATTTGTTATCAACGACGAAACGCTGATATCTCCTATCAAGCTATTGGACATTGAGGGAGTAGAACCCACAAGAAAAACTGGACAAGTGCGTTGGTATGCACCCGTACACGCAGACAAGATATACATTGTGGCACTTGATCCTAGCTTGGGAACAGGCAGCGATCCTGCAGCCATACAAGTGTTTGAGGCAGACACTACTACCCAGGTAGCAGAGTGGAGGCACAATCGTACTGATGTGCCAACGCAGGTTAAAATTCTAGCAGACATTGTAAAAGAAATCAATCTAGTGGTCAAGGATGAACGAAAAGTGTACTATTCTGTGGAGAACAACACACTTGGTGAAGCCGCACTGATTTCCATTGCAGAGTACGGTGAAGAAAACATTCCGGGCTACTTCCTTAGTGACAATTCAGTACAAGGCACAAGTGGACGCAGAATACGCAAAGGATTCACAACCACAAACAAAAGCAAAATTGTGGCTTGCAACAAGTTTAAAATACTTGTGGAGTCTGATCGTATGAAACTGCACTCAAAACCACTGATTTCTGAACTCAAAACATTTGTGGCCCTGGGCTCAAGCTATGCTGCCAAACCAGGAGAAACTGATGATCTTGTGATGAGCAGTTTGTTGGTAGTGCGAATGCTGATGGTGTTACAAACATACCATGCAGACCTAAACACACACCTTAAAGATCATGCAGACAATCAAATTGAACCCATGCCTTTCATTGCAATGATGCGCTAATGCTAAATATACAACTATGGCACAAGAACTCAATATTGAACAAAAACTAGCGGATTTGCTGGACACCCGTGATTTCTATCCTGAAACACTGGGAAAAGACGGCCGCCCTGCTGATGCCGCAGAAGCTAAAACATTTACATTTGACTATGTCAGTGGGTCTGGCAAGAATTATGGTACCATGGTTATTGTGCTGGCCAACGACAATGAAATGATGATCATGTACGGAGACAACCTTGGCAAGACCATGGAAGACCCAGATGATCGTGATGAATTTTTTGAATTCCAACAACAGCTGATGGAACTGGCCAACCGCAATCGCTGGGATGGCACACTCATGGACATCAGCAAGCTCAAGCGAGTGCAGGCTGGTATTGCTGCCATCAAAGAAGGTTTGTTTGAAGGCTACTATGGCAACAAGCGTACCAGCTACAGCGGTGAGCCTACAGAAGCACGACTGGTAATCAATCACAATCGTATGCTGGGAGAAAACGACAAACGTTATCGCTATGTGGAAAGTTTGTTTATTGAAACTGCTGACCGTGAACGTTTTAAATTGGCTTTTACCAATTTAGCAGGCGGCCGTGCCATGCTAGAACATGTACGTCAAGGTGGCAAGCCCTACGATATTCGTGGCAGTCACATCAACGAAATGGTCACTGAGATGAAAGTGCTCAGCAGATTCAACCGTGCCAGCCAAGGTCGTGTGGTAGAAGGTGTAACACAAGAGATTACCGAACAAGCGCACACGTACTATCAAAGTCTGCGCGAGAGTATGAAACGCATGGGCACACCACGTGGATATGCTCATTACTTTGAATCTTGGCATCCTGCTGAGATTGGTGAGCAAGAAGAACTAGTAGAAAACATCAAAACAATGTTTATTGAACAAACATTGGACACACGAATCGAAGAGGCTCTGCCACTATTGGCTCGTATACAACAACAAGGAAATGCTATGAAAGAAGCAGATATATTTGAATCGTGGATTAACACCCTGGCTGAAGGTACATGGAACCTACCAGAGACACCTCAGCAGTTGCAAAAGCTCAAAGAAATGATGAGTAAAGAACTTGTTGTGGGTCCAGACGCTACCAATGCTACAGAACAATTGTATGACCTAGTGGGCGACGATGAATTGTTTGATCGTCTTGGTGAGCTAGCCGAACGTGATCCACGTGCCAATGCCTGGAACGACACAAAAGTCATGGCCCGGTTGCAAGAACTAGGCATTGACACAACAGGTCAAGAACCTGCTGGTGTAGAACCAGATGGTACAGAACCAGGTATCCAACCTGAGCAGCCAGTGGCACCCACACAGGACATGCCCCAAGAGCCCCCAATGGCTCCAATTAGCGAAGCAGACGACATAGCTACCTTTGAAAGCATTAATGCCATGCGCAAGGCAGCAGGTCTGCCTGTTGTGGAAAGTCGCAATGCAGAAGGCAGCGAATACATTGACGAACTAGTGGGTAAAGTTCTAGCATTAGAAAAGCCAGGAATGAGTACAGACCGTGACAACGATGATTTTTACAAAGCCGTGTATGATGAACTAATTGAAGTTGGCATGACTCCAAAGGCAGCTCGTTACAAAATCAACTACGACGAAGACTTTATAAGTGATGTGGCATCAGCATATCACCATTTTACTAGTCACCCAGAAGTCAAGGAAGGCGCAGCCGTTGATGCATACATGGCAGGCAAGAGCCCGGCACTGGCTCACTTTGCTGACCAACTGGATAAAAGTCATGAAGTAAAAGAAGGCTCCTGCAACATGACTGCTGAAGGCGAATACTGTCCAGAACATGCACTAGCTGAATGTGGTAGCATGTACGAAATGGGAACAGTAGCAGGCAGCATGGCTCCTGTTATGGGCGAAGAACAGTTAGACGAATTTGATATTGATGCATTGAATCAAATGGCGTCGCATCCAATGGCAGGTACTCTTGCAGCCGCAGGCGGCGCCGCAATTGGTGCTACAGTTGGCAAAGGCATTGAAAAAACTGTTAACTATTTCCAAAAGAAAAAACAAGACAAAGCATACGATAATCTAAAACAACAGCAACAGGCAGGAGTAGCTGAAGGCAACGACGATCCTATGAACAGCAACAGTGCTATCACTGGTGCCTACTATGAAAGCAAATCTGATGATGCATTGCTGGCTAGAATAAAAAGTCTGGCCTTGATAAAATGATTTAAATATGGGCATGCTAAACTTTAGTAATGCCCAACAAATCCTTCCCACAGTCTGGCGCTTGCCAGACTTTTTCTTGGACTTTGAATCTGTACGCCACAGCTATCGAAGTCCAGAGCAATCATGGACCACACAGTATCCCAACAGGTTGTTAACCCCCTGGGGGTCTAATGCTACTTTAGAGTCTGCACTAGCACAAGCACCTGCGCTAATCCAGCAGTTGACAACTCATTCTGTACAACCACAAGTGATCTATTCAAGTCTTGATCTGTCAGGCAGCAAAATTATGATGCATAGGTTACACAAGGATATCAAATGCTTCATACAAGTATTCATGGGTACAGATCCTGCACCTGAGCTATCCAGCGTGTTCTGCAACAACTTAACTGTGAACGCAGATCACCCTAGCGACTATGCAGACATATCTGAATTCAAATCTGAAGATTTGATCAAAATAAAATACCGTCCCAACGAAGCCTGGTTAATAATCAATCAACCTAGATGTTTCTTTGGAACGGCACATGCTGTGGCACCTAATGCAGTGCGTGAAACTGTGAACTTACACTTTGGCGCGGAATTGCCAGCAAGCACTTAATCGTGTGCCAGTAATGGTATCTACATGATGCTCTTTGAGATCAGTGTTTAGATTAATATAGCCTGTGTTGGGCACAAAATCAAATCGTGTGCGTGGATTGCTGTGTGTAAACTCAGTACCATGCACATCGCCATGTGTCCACAAATACACTTGATAAGTCACTACCAGCAATCCTGCATCTGAATGATACGGACAATGCCAGTTGCTCAAATCCAACCACATTTTACATTCTGCAGGCATGAGCTTGATGCCAGTAATTTGTTCCAGCGCAGGCATTATCTTAGGAGCCATATCCTGTAGTCGTTTTAGTGTGGGCGACTCGGGTGTGAGTTGCAGTCGATACTCCAGGCAATCAGCGTGTCGGTGCCATGCATCCACATGATTTAAATGTGTGGTTGACAGCTCTTGAAACGTTTCGGGACCAAAGCAGTTTTTTACCTCCCAAAGGTGGTGAGCAACTGAGTGGACTTCAGCATCTGCGTCGTATATTTGGTGTGTGGTCATAACAATATTTACTTTGGAAACAGTCCGTGAACGTTTTTATAGTTTGCTCTAGAGCAAACATAGTTTAATCTTTTTTGTAAAAACTGCGATATGTCCTTTAATTGTTGGTCAGTCCACCCAAGCATGATCTGATGATTATGATCAAGCACGTCTCGGAAATGTGCATAAACAAATCTAGGATCAGTCTTGTGCAAGCGTTCAATCTGTGCCCAGGCCATGTTTAATCGTAGTCGGTCATTGGGCTCGTCGTCGTAGCTTTCGTCAACGATATCTCCGTGGAATGTGCGAAACCCTAGGCTACGTAGATATCGAAGAATACCAACTCCTGCTATTAATATAAAAATTCGTTTGGCAAACAAACACTTACCTATTTTTTCAGTAATGAACAAGTTTGAAGAACCAGCATCAGCAGTTTCACACACAATGCTGTACCAACTGCTCTGATAAATTTTCCAAGGAACTATGTTACTCATCAACAGTTGATTATTTGGAAGACCAAATCCTGAACGATCTAGTAGCCTAGTTGAATACCGTTCAACGGCAGATCCATTTTGTGTGCTAATTTTAAATTGCTTTACTACATCTTCTTCCAAATCTAATAATGCAGGACTAGCATAATCTATAATAGTACCATGGGTAGCAACCTTACCGGGCACCAGTTGCTCAACTGCCTTCCAGTCAGGGTCGCAATGCGGATTTGGTTGTAAATTAATCAATGCTTGATCGGCAAACTCGCTATCTAACAACTGATAAAACAATCCAAGCCTAATGGGTTTGACTGTGCCTATTAAACAATCAAACATGTATTTTCTAAAAGGTACTGTTTGCTCAGACACATCAATAAACTCGTTGCCAGATGCCACGTATGATAAAAAGCTATGATGATTGGCAAATATAAAATTTGGATCAGGATCCGTATAATTGTTGTAGCCTGCTACCATGAGCACAATCCGGTCAGTGTGTAATTGCCTACATACTTCGCCGTAGATAACTGGCCACCAGTCTTTCATCTGTTCCGACGTGTACACAATAACTAGATCAGCCCATCCCAAGTGCAGGTCAGCAATGGTATTCTTTGGATCAAAAGGAATGTTAGGCTGAGTCCAAGGTCGACGGATTTTTTCGTAGAACAACATTGCAATTTTTTTTCTTGAATCCCGAGCAAGTTGCTGAGCTAGACGCCCAGATGGAGGATTTGATTCTCGAGAAATTTCTGCGTTTGGGAAAAACTCTATGCCTTTTATAATTCCTCGATTAAACTCCCACCAACAGTGAGGATCCCACACATAGTATTCAGTATTTTTTATATGCAAAGGACTTGTGTACGGAAGACCATTTTGGTCAGCTCGATAAAATGTTTTATCAGCATGTAACGGGAACACATCACTTAAAAATTTATGTTGGTACACAAAGTCAGCAATTCTTGCTAATTCGTCAGTGGAGTATGTTTGCATTAACTTGGAATTGAATTCCAATACTGGTTGATAGTATTCATATACTTTAACTGGATCCATTGCCGCTAACTTTTTGACCTGTTCCCATGCCATACTCCATCGAACTTGGTGGTCGCCATGATCGTCGTAGCTTTCATCAATAATGTCGCTATGGAATGTTTGGAATCCTAGACTGCGCAAATATTTCAGAGTTCCGGGCGCATTGAACATAACAAATATACGTTGGGCTAACAAACACTTGGCTGTTTTTTCTGTTAGAAAATTGATGTTGTTCCATACTGGATTAGTTTCACTAACAATGCTGTACCAGGAGTTATCGTAAATGGTCCATGGCATCAAGGTTGATGCTGGCATACGTCCTAGTTCCCAATCAGGAATTCTACGATTTGAATACTTATCATTGAGTGTGACTGCTTTTTGCTTGAATTGTTGTATACGTGTTTCTTCTAGTGCAAACAATTCGGGAGTTTCATAGTCGTTGACTTCGCCGTATTTGGCAACCAGGTCAGGCAACATATTTTTAACTGCTTGCTGATTTGAATGGTTGAGCTCAGCGTTGGGAAATGGATGTATACTAAACAACGTTTGATCATAAAACTCGCTGTCTCGAAGATTATAATACAACCAAAGTCTAGGAACTTTTAACGTGCCCATCAGTGCATCAAACAAGTAAGTCTTGTGTGCTGTTGGTTGCCCGTGGTGTTCAGGATGACAATTGCCACATGACACAAAATTAAAAAAACTATGTTGAACATAACAAATACTAGGATCAGGATTCTCATCTCCTACATGCCCGCCTATTAGATATACAATTCGGGCAGTTCCTAACTGAGTTTCAACTTCTTTGCGATACGTATTCCAGTCCATGTCCACTGGTTCGGAGGTGTAGACTATGACCAAATCATAGTCGTGACATGATACATCAGACTCCAGCATGTCAGTATACCAACTTTCTGTAGTTGATAATCGAATACTTTCGTGTCGAATGAATGCAATTTTTTTTCTATCGTCGTAAATGTCCAAGATAGGAGGATACTGAGTGCAGTGTATTTCAGACTGATCAAACAACGGAATCCCTAGTCGTTCAGATAACCGATACTCAATCCATGCAGTCCCCTCGGCATTGCCTCCAGGGTACCAAATAACATATTTGTTCATAGCGATACTTATCAGCCAACAAACTTTGCCTTTTACTATTGTGATGCTAAATACATTCGTATACAATACAACTTGTATGCACAGGCAACTACACATCTAAAAATTTTAGATAGGCATATAACATAGGCAACTTAACAAGGAGAAACACTATGGCATCATTAGCAGAAATCAGAGCAAGACTACAGGCAGCAGAAGGCAACAAAGGCGGACAAGGTTCGCAAGGTGGCGGGGACAAATCGATCTACCCACACTGGAATATGGAAGAAGGCCAATCGGCTACGCTACGCTTCCTCCCTGATAGTAACACAAAAAACACATTCTTCTGGCAAGAACGAGCAATGATTCGTTTGCCTTTCAACGGCATCAAAGGAGAAATGGATTCCAAACAGGTTATGGTACAAGTACCCTGTGTTGAGATGTGGGGCGATGCTTGCCCAATCTTGGCAGAAGTACGCACCTGGTTCAAGGACAAGAGTCTTGAAGACATGGGTCGTAAGTACTGGAAAAAACGCAGTTACATTTTCCAAGGCTTTGTTCGTGAGAACCCAATTGGTGACGACAAGACCCCGGACAATCCTATTCGCCGATTCATCATTGGTCCTCAATTGTTCACACTGATCAAAGGTGCGTTAATGGATCCTGAACTGGAAGAATTGCCAACAGACGCCCTGCGTGGTTTGGATTTCCGTATTACAAAAACACAAAAGGGCGGATACGCTGACTACAACACTTCAAAGTGGGCACGTAAGGAATCTGCGCTAACAGAAACTGAGCAAGCCGCAATTGAAGCACACGGCTTGTTTGACTTGAGCACATTCTTGCCCAAGCGTCCAACAGACGTGGAGTTAAAGGTCATCAAAGAGATGTTCGAAGCATCAGTAGATGGCCAGCCGTACGACACAGAGCGTTGGGGCCAATACTTCCGCCCAGCAGGTGTTAATGCTCCAGCAGGCGGCAACAGTGGTGTTACCGAAGACGACATTGTGGCCGCAAGTGCCCCAGTAGCCAAGGCTGCTCCGGCACCTGCTCCAACAGCAAGTGCATCACCATTTGATGATGAGGACGATGTGCCAGCGGCATCAGCACCGGTTGCTAAACCAGCAGCCACAGGCCAAAATGCACAAGATATCTTGGCAATGATCCGTGCTCGTCAAAACAAATAATTGACACTACACATCACGCAAGGGGCTAACACCTCTTGCGTTTCTTTCTATACATAGGTGAATTATGGGAAAACCATTTGACGTTTCAAAGTTCCGTAAGGAAATTACAAAAAGCATTGACGGCCTAAGCATTGGCTTCAATGATCCTACAGATTGGATCAGTACAGGCAACTATGCCTTGAACTATTTGATCTCTGGTGACTTCAATCGCGGCATTCCGCTAGGCAAGGTCACTGTGTTTGCTGGCGATTCGGGTGCTGGTAAATCCTACATCTGTTCAGGCAACATTGTCAAACACGCACAAGAGCAAGGTATCTTTGTGGTGCTAATTGACAGTGAGAACGCACTAGATGAAGACTGGCTCAAAGCTCTAGGAGTTGACACCGGTCCAGACAAACTTCTTAAACTGAGTATGGCCATGATTGATGACGTTGCCAAAACAATTTCAACATTCATGAGTGACTACAAAGCCCTGCCTGATGGCGAACGCCCTAAAGTTATGTTTGTGATTGACTCACTGGGCATGTTGTTAACACCCACAGACGTTAACCAATTTGATGCAGGTGAAATGAAAGGTGACTTGGGTCGTAAACCCAAAGCACTCACAGCACTTGTTCGTAATTGTGTAAACATGTTTGGTAGCTACAATGTTGGATTGGTGTGTACCAATCACACATACGCAAGTCAAGACATGTTTGATCCAGACGACAAGATCTCGGGTGGTCAAGGCTTTATCTATGCGTCAAGTATTGTGGTTGCTATGAAAAAGATGAAGCTCAAAGAAGATGAAGACGGCAACAAAGTGTCCGAAGTAAACGGCATTCGTGCTGGTTGCAAAGTTATGAAAACACGCTATGCCAAACCTTTTGAAGGTGTTCAAGTTAAGATTCCTTACACAACAGGTATGAGCCCTTACTCAGGTCTTACTGACTTGATTGAGAAAAAAGGCCTGCTTAAAAAAGAAGGCAACAGTCTTGTGTTTACCACAAGTGCTGGAGAGATCATCAAGAAGTTCCGCAAAGGTTGGGAACGCAACGATGACTCATGCTTGGATGTTGTGATGAAAGACTTTGGTAATCAGAAGGCAGAGGTAACTACAGTCGAGGAGGATGCAGAATGAGCGAAGTAGTAGCAAGTGAAATTTGGGGCGAACTCAAACGTTTTGTAAACACAGTGGACCGTGCAGAGGCTGCTGAAACTGTGGTACAAATCCTAATGGACAATGACTCAGACGTAGAAGATATCCGTACAGCTTTTAAAGGTGATTCAGATATCAAACGTGCGTTAACCGCATATCTTGACAACGACAAAGACTATGTGGAAGAAGAAGACGCAGAGGAAGACGAAGACTTTGATGATTTTGATGACAAAGACTGGGAAGATTAATGTCCAAGACATACTTTCCAATTCGGACTGCAACAAGTTGTCAATTAAAATGGAATTGGACGTCTTTATATCTCAATGGAGGATATTCTCGAACTTGCCATCGCACTGCTGAAACACCATTGACTCCGGAAAATTTTAATAATTTTCACAATACTGAAATTGTGCTAAGTGATCGCAAAAGAATGTTACAAGGATTGTGGCCTGAAACTAGTTGTTCTTACTGTAAAAACATTGAAGAGTCGGGGGGAGTAAGTGATCGACTACGACAAATTGATGCAACAGATTTGTCGCCACCAGAACTGATGCACAATCCTGAGTCAATTGTAGTAAGTCCTGTGATACTAGAAGTCTTTTTTAGTAACACTTGTAATCTAGGATGTTTATACTGCGGGCCAACATTGAGCTCAGTGATAAACACAGAGAATCAGAAATTTGGTACATTAGAAAAAACTATCTCATTGCTAGCACCAATTGAGACACACCATAAAGAGTTAATACCAAGTTTTTGGGAGTGGTTCCCTTCAGGATTTGTTAAACTCAAACGATTTGGTGTATTAGGCGGTGAACCGTTCTATCAGAAGGAGTTTGAAAAACTCTTAGACATGATCGACCGACATCCTAACCCAGATTGCGAACTTAATATCGTAACTAATCTCATGGTTTCGCCAGATAGATTAAGTATGTTTGTTGAAAAACTTAAAAAACTTTTACTGACAAAAAAAATAAAACGAGTTGATATAACATGCAGTATAGATTGTTGGGGTCCGCAACAAGAATATGTAAGATGGGGAATTGATCTTGAGCAATGGCAAAAAAACTTTGAAACACTAATCATGCACAAATGGTTGTACATCAGCATCAATCAGACTATCACTGCACTCACTATCAAGACTATGCCTGAACTATTGATCAAGTTAAAAGAGTGGAATGCCATACGACCTGTGCATCATCATTTCGGTGGGCCAACACCTGGACCTAGCTACTTTAATGCTGGCATATTAGGCGGCGAGCAGTTTAGACAAGATTTTGATTATATACTATCACTAATGCCACAAAACACAGATGAAGACAAGATAGCCTACAAGTACATGGCAGGTATAGCGGGTAGTATTACACAGTCAAAAGTTAATCCTGCAGAAGTCACTACACTATTAAAGTATCTTGACGAAAAAGATCGTAGACGCAATACCAATTGGGAATTGCTATTTCCTTGGCTAGCTGAGTATAAAAAATATGTGGTATAGTAAAGTTACAGCAGACCTGAGTCTGCTTCCAGATTTTGTTGCATATTACGAACACGAACTAGATGCAGCCAAGAAAGACTGTCGCATCGGTGGCATAGTAGAAAAAAATATCACTGCACTGCCCGGCATTACCGAGCATCGGTTTAATCAACTACAAGAGATTGAAGCGGTGCTTAATTTTCTCAACATACAGTTACGCAAAATACGTCGACGACATTTTCAAAAGTATCTTGAAGGATATGCAAGAGCGTTAACCAGCAGAGACGCTGAAAAATATGTAGACGGCGAGGACGAAGTTATTGACATGGAAACTCTAATCAACGAAGTTGCATTGTTACGTAATCGGTGGCTGGGTATTATGAAAGGCCTAGATACCAAACAGTGGCAAATGGGTCACGTGGTCAGGCTAAGAACTGCAGGCATGGAAGACATACAGGTGTAAATATCTACATGAAAATTGTACTTGTAACTGGGGGCTTTGACCCCATCCACTCTGGACATCTTGCCTACTTTCAGGCAGCAAAACAACTAGGTGATAAACTTGTAGTTGGCCTCAATTCCGACGAATGGCTTACTCGTAAAAAAGGCAAACCATTCATGCCCATGAGCGAGAGATTTGAATTGGTCAGCGCATTGAAGATCGTGGACGAAGTTGTTGTTTACAACGACTCTGACGGTTCGAGCTGTGATGCTATTCGACTGTTGAAAACACGGTATCCTAAAGATCAAATTGTGTTTGCCAATGGCGGCGATCGTACTCAAGACAACATTCCTGAAATGATCATTGATGATGTGGAGTTTGTGTTTGGTGTAGGCGGCGAAAACAAGATGAACTCCAGTTCGTGGATACTGGAAGACTGGAAAAAGCCACGAACTGGTCGTGCCTGGGGTTACTATCGTGTGTTACACGAAGTTGGTGCAAATACCAAACTCAAAGAACTAACTGTAGCACCTAAAACATGTTTAAGCATGCAACGACATGATCGACGTGCTGAGTTTTGGTTTGTGGCCGAGGGCGAAGCCGCTGTGTACACCTTGGACAATTCTAGTGATCACGATCTCATTGGTCATTTTGGAGTGCATGAGCATATCTGGATCAAACAGAATCAGTGGCACATGTTGTGTAACGAAACCGACCAGCCACTTAAAATAATCGAAATTCAGTTTGGCGAAAACTGTGTGGAAGAAGACATCGAGCGCCGATGAAAGCCATACCAGTTTATGTAGGGTACGACCCAAGAGAAGCCATTGCTTTTCACACCTGTGCTAACTCAATCATAAGACATGCATCAAAGCCTGTGGCTATTATTCCCGTGGCCCTGAACTTGTTTCGTGACTACGAAGAAACACATACAGACGGAAGCAATCACTTTATCTATACTCGTTTTCTAGTACCACACCTGCAAGAATACACCGGTTGGGCCATCTTTATTGACGGCGACATGATTGTGCGTGATGATATTGTGAAGTTATGGGAACTGCAGAATCCGTATAACGATGTGATGGTGGTCAAACATGACTACAAAACTCGGATGCCTGTAAAATACTTAGGATCAAAAAATGAAGACTATCCTCGAAAAAATTGGAGTAGTGTTATTCTGTGGAATTGTAATTCTTTTCCTAACAGGCAACTTACTCCCCAGTTCGTCCAACACGCCACAGGCAGTGAGCTCCACCGCTTCTCGTGGCTAGAAGATGATCGTATTGGCGAGCTGCCTCCAGAATGGAACTGGCTGCCTGATGAGTATGGTGTCAACCGGGATGCCAAGCTGTTGCACTACACGCTAGGCACACCCTGTTTCCAAGAGTTTGCTGACACACCACAAGGTGATGAGTGGCACAGAGAACGTATTCTAACTGAGTATTGTTTGCAACGAGAAATTTAAATCCAGTGTTGTTGCACTAACGGGTGATGCCCCATGGTACTGGGCTTTTGAGATACTTTTCTAAACATTAACATTTTTACTGCACTGAGATCCAAGTGTTCGTCGTTGCGTGATGCTATGTGAAACCACGACGTAGGGCAATGATCAGTTAGAATAGTGTGATTGGTATTTTCACTTATGATAGCTTGATCACCATACAACGGAGGACGGCTATACAATGCCTGCCAGTACAATAACGGCTGGCTTTGGTAAAGAGTCCACAAATAGCTATGATCTTCTTCCCAATACATAAGAGCACTTGAGTGTATATTCTTATCTGCCTCAACCCACATAACAAACTTTTGACCCTGTAATTGTGAAACCATGCTGTCTAGGTTACTGCATATTACAGTATCAAGATCCAAGAACAATGTTGGGCCAGATAACACACCAGGACGAAACAACTGCATCTTGCTCCAGAATCCGTGATCGCCTGGTAGCAATTCTATTCGTTCGCAAGGCACCTCACAGTCACTGAAACATATAAATCTGTGAGGTAGTGTTAGGTTACGGTGAACACTGTGTTGAAGTTTTTTGACCCAACTAGCATCATACCCAACCTTGCCACCTTGCCGTAGCAAGCATACAACATTAAGCATATCTCTCTAATACAAGTAGTCCAGAGTTCTTGTTGCAATGTTCAATGATATGCCATTGCCTGTTATGGTGCAAAAACATAATCACGGCTTCAAATACTCCAGGCCAGTCACTAGGGTCGTGTAGCACAATGTACTTGTTAACAAAAGATCCGTGCTTGTTTAATTCAGCTAAACAATGATCACGTTTGTGTACAGTATCAATAAACAACAGGTCACAAGGTTCGATTTCAATTTCTAAACTGTTTGCAAGTGCAAACTCAAAGTCAGTACCATTAAGTTCTGCGTTGCCCTTGAGCTCATCTAAGACGGATAAATTTTTATCCGTAATGTCGTAACTGCGTAGCTTGTTTGGTTTTCCTGACAGCCATGCACAAGTGCTAAGACCAGTATACACACCAAATTCAGTAATGCTATCTACCTGACTAGCATATCTAGCATAGGTATCAAATCGATCAGGACTGTCTCCGAGCCAAGCAGTTGGCTCAATTACAAGATTGATAAAATCTTGTTTAAGATCATCTAGACTTCTCATCTGCTCATCCAATACACGCCTAGTTTGCTTTTTTGACTTTTTCGATACGAGTCTTTGACATACTTGCCCCACGTGGCCATAACTTCCTCATGACTCCAGTCATCTTTGACATGCTCTTCGTGGGGATTGGGATAAGCGTGTTCATCCTGCGGCATGTATCTAATGGGAATACTAACAATCAACGTTTTGGATACCTGTAAAATACGATCCACAAGTATAATAGCATCTTCTTTGGTCATATGCTCTAGCACATCGCCGGCTATGACCACATCAGGATTGAGCACAGCCCAGTCTACGGTACGAACGTCTTGATTGAGTACTTGAGTGTATCTGCTTTCTAAGTTGAATTCTTCAATGTAAGGCTTCCAAATTTCAACACCAATCCAGATAGCATCCGCACAGCATCGGGCATCTTCGCGTATGAGTTTGATATATGTTCCTGATCCAGGTCCAATGTCTACCACTGTTTTAATAGTTGCTTCGTTTGCCTGAAACCAAGCTAGTGTTTCTGCTTTTCCGGATTTTAAACTGTACGACATTGTTTCCCTTGATTAATATTGTTCACTAAATATTTATATACATATAAAACATGAAAGCATTTATAATTTACCTCCCAGAACGTGAACACAGCGTTCGCCATTC